GGGCTTATGTCTAAAGAATCAGCCCGTGAAGCAGACCCTCTCATCTCAGACCCAGAACTAGAGAAAGACCGTCTTGTTTCTGAAGGTATCGAAGCAGCATTGTTGTCTTCTATCCAGACACAAGCCGCAGACCCTAACGGTCCATACCAGCCAGACGATTTAGCGTATATTGCTATGCAAGTTGCATCTAACAAGATGAGTCTTTCTGAAGCAATCATGGCTGCACAGAAACGCGCACAAGAACGTCAAGCTGCACAGGTTCCTGCTGGTTCACCAGAAGCACAACCTGGATTGTCAATGCCTGGCATGGGTATGGAAGCTGGCGTGGGTGGACCTGCTGGTCCTCCGCAACTTGGAGATTTACTTGGTCGTCTTGGTGGGGGTGCGGGTGCTTCTGCACAACCACAATCACCTGGCGGTGTAATGGCACTTGCTAATCAATTGGGGGCTTAATGTCTGACTATTCAAACCGTACCGACTTGCAGAATCCTGCGGCAAAGATTGCTGCAACAGCAGCTAAAGGCCAAGCATATGGTGAAGCAGGAAAACAAATAGCTGCTCAACAGGCTGTACCAATGGGTGCCTCGCCTGCTTCTATGATGCCACAAGGTATTGCACCTGGTTCTATGGGTGCGTTAGACCGCATGACGGAACGCCCAAACGAACCAATCACTGCCGGTATGGATTTTGGTGCTGGACCAAACACGGCACAAGCGGGTATTCCTATTGTTGCCCCAGGGTTTAATGATTCATTGGAAGAACTAAAAGTTTTATACCGTCAATTCCCTAATACTGATTTGGGTAATTTGTTGTCTTCATTACTTAATGAAGGTGCATAGTGACTAAAACAAATAGCTTTGCTGTAGATAAAGTAATTTTTGACACCCTCCAATCAGAGAACGCAAAAGTTGAGCAATTCAAATCAACAGCCACCCCACAAACAGCTACTCGCCTTGGTGAAATACATGGCGCATACCCTGGTTTAACTCTTGGTGTAAAACTTGCAATGGCTAAATCAGGTATGTCTAACGACATCATCAACAAAATTTATCCTCACGCAACTGGCGTTTCTTTAGTTTCTGCTACTGAACCACCAAAACAAAAAACATGGTACCAACGCAATGTAATGGACAAAGTTAAAACTGGTTCACGATACGGCTTTGCAGCATTAAACCTTCCTCTTGACGTTATCCAAGGCACCGCTGCGCAAGCATTTGATAACAACTCCAGCATTGATGGATGGTTTGCATCAACAGATTTAGGGTCGTTAATTAAAAACGATACCGAAGCAGGCACAGGGTATTTTTTGGGTGGGAAAGCCCGCCAACTTCAAGCGCAACGCGCACGTGAGTATCGTGGAACTATCGGTGGACATGCGTGGACTATTGGCCGTGGACTTGCCAGCACAGTTTTTACTCCCGACACTCTAGGTTTCAACCTCATGTCTGGCGTTTTTGATGCCGCTACAGCACTTGCTGTCCCCACAATCCCAGGTGCCAAACAAGTTAAAGGTGCCATTGTTGCTGCTGAAGAAGCAGGAAAAGGTGGTCGCGTTGTAGCCGGTACTGCCCGTGCCTTAGAGTCGGTAGGCAAAGGCTCAACCGTCATCAATGCAACCAAAATGACAGCTAAAGAAATTGATGATGCCCGCAAAGGAATCCTTGTTGGAAGTCAAGTTGATTTTGAAAAAGCAAACCGCTGGTTTGGCACTGCCCATGCTCAACGTGTTATTGAACGCACCGCTGAAACTAATGATTTTTCTAGTGTATGGAGTTTGTTTGGTAAAAAAATTGAACCACAACTTGCTTTGAATTTGGCTAAAGAATCAGACCCAAACAAGATTCGACTTATGCTTCTTGACCAACTTGGGACACACAAGGGTCTTGTAGACACTGGGGACATTAAGGGTGGAAAAAAGGTTTACATGTCTCTCGCCAATAGGGACAAATATCTAAACCAACACGCTCTTGGCCGTAAAGTTTCACGAGCATATGCTTATGTCCCGAACCGTAGTTTTAACTTGTTCAAAGCAGAAAGCCCTGCTGACCAAATCAAACACCTTGACACTATTGACCGCATGTTAAAACTGTCTCTTGTTGAACCAACCCAAGCACGGTCATTACTTAACCAAGCTGCTGCGGTGATGGTAGAAAAGAATCCAAACAAAATTGAAAATTTTACCAACAGATTTGATGAAGCAATACGTAAATCTTCTAGCGGATTCAAAGCTGCTGAACAAAAAACTGCCGACCTTTCAACATTAAAAAGTCACCAAAATGCTTTTGATAGAAACTTTGTTGTTGGTCAACGTGTAGTTACCGACTCTGGTGAAGCTGCATATATTACAAAACTTGACAGAAAAGCCAAGACAGCAGAAATTGAAATCGGCACAGAATCGGTGCATCGTGAAATTGTTGATGCAGTATTTGATGGCGTAAAAAAACTTAGAGATAGCCAATCAAGATTTGCTGGTGACGAATCATCAGACATCCAAGACTGGGGTTCATTCAACAAAATGAACGGACTTCCTCCGGTTGCCGGAAACGACGTTACATGGGCAGGCCCAGGTTTAACATCCGAATTCGCACAGCACGACTACTACATTCCTGATGTGCGCCAACTCAGAAGACTTACTGCTTCTAAACCAATCAACTGGGTTATCGCCAAACAAGGCGTTGTGGGCGACCCCAACATAAAAGCTCTTGTAGAGGCTGGACAATTGCGTGTTCCGTTCTCTGCACTTGTAAACCTTCAAGAAGATTTTTGGCGGCCAATAGTTACCTTGACAATGGGTAACTTTGTACGTAACACCGTTGACTCTCAGTTAATGATTGCGTTATCAAGCAAACCTGTCAGCAGTCTTTTCCGTCACCCTTTTCATTACCTGTCATTAACTGGCGTACCTGTTGTCGGTAAAGGACCACGCTACAAATTTGCAGATTTATTTGGGCGCAACTTTGATGCAGAAGTTTCCGTTAACCAATTGTCAGATGCACAAGAAGCCAAAAAATTTGTGACTACACAAGCATTGAACTCACGTTATCAAGACCCCGTTACTGCCTGGCGTAAAGCAACACGTTTAGGAAACTTTACTGCCCGCACTAAAAACATTGACACTCCCGCTGACTACATCCGTGGTCATGCAGATGAAATAGGAAAACTAAATGCTGACTGGCTTGCTCGAACACTAGCCAACAAATCAAATGGTGATGTAACCCCAGAAGACATCCTTATAATGATTAAACGCAAAGACAAAGATGCAATCAAATGGTTTGACACCATGAAGCAATACTACAAAGATGGCCGTGCAACTTTTGATAAAACCAAACCTTCAAGAGAAGAAGCATGGGGAACACAATCAATAGATTTAACTGACGACCAAAACCTTCTTGCGCATATAGGAGAAATTCAATCTCGTCTTGACTACATAACAGGCAAAAATCCAGAACTTTACGACATCATTGCCCAAGGAAAAGTTAAAGAACTAAATATAACTTCTGCACTTATTGAACAAGGCAAAGTTGCTATTGGTGAAAGAGTTATTTACAAACAAGGCGAAAGGCGTTTAGCCCAAGGAGAAATAACCGGAATAAACCAAGCCTCTGGTGAGATTACTGTTAGACCGTTTGCTTTTGTTGATGGAGAAGCAACACCTGAATTAACAAAAAGGTTAGGTGATGCAAGTATTTATGATGACCCTAATATGCCTCCACGTGTTGTCGCTGAAATAATTGACCCTCGCACCCCTGAATCGTCAACACTCAAAGACTCAATGAGTCGCGTAACAGATTTGTTTCATGGCAAGTTATACAACACCCCTATTGCCACAATGGAACGTTCTCCAGTATTCCGTGAAATATATTACACATGGGTAAACAAACTAGCCGACTCGCTAGATAAAGCATCCATTAACCAAATCATTAACGACATAACCAAAAGAGCAACCTCGTCAGGTAAACGACCAGAACTTATGGTTGGAAAAGAAACCTGGGCAAAACTACAAGACCTACAAAGTGGCGCAAGAAAATCATACGGCACTATCAACGCTGCCGAACTAAATGCTTTTGCAGCAGGTCAAGCTGTTGACGACACAATGAAAATGTTTTACAACGCTGTAGACCGACGCAACGGTGTTGACGCTATGCGTATCATTTCTCCATTCGCACAGCAATGGGCAGAATTTATTGGGCGTATGAGCAACCTTGCATTTAACCCGATTAACGCCAGCGGTCCAAGCATTATCCCTGACGTAAACGTTCTTCGTAAAGGACAACTTATTGTTCATGGAGCAACAACAGGCGACCCAGACCAAAACGGGCGTGGCTTTGTATACAAAGACCCACAATCAGGTCAATGGAGTTTTACCTTCCCATTGTCGGGCCATTTAACCAGAGCATTATTTGGTGTTGAATCACCTATCAACGCTTCCGTTAAAGGCATCGGTCAAGGTCTTGACTGGAAGCCAGGGCTAGGCCCTGTAGCTACATGGTCTGTATCAAAACTTCTTCCTGATTCCCCATCAACAGACACCATCCGCAGCATACTGCTCCCGTTCGGTGAAAGGGGTTCGCTAAACCAAGCCTTGATACCTACTTGGATTACTAAAGTTCTTGACGGTCTTACCGGCAATGAAGGCTCAACAATTTTTATGAACACCCTTGTAGAAACCATGCAGGCATTATCTGCTACCGGCAAATACAACACTTCAGATTCCAATGACCGTGAACGATTAATGAATGATGCCAAAACCCAAGCTCGTTATCTTTCAATTCTTCGTGGATTAACCCAGTTCACTGGTCCAGCATCAGGTTCATACGACCCTAAAATCCACGCCAAAGGCGGGGATGTCTACACTTCAGTGTTAGCTCAGGCGTTCCGTGAAATGCAAACCAAAGACTACGACACCGCAGTAATCAACTTCATTGACGTATTCGGTGAAGATGCCTTCACATATATGGGCAACAAAACCAAATCTCTATATGGCGGTCTTGACGCATCAAAACAGTTTGGTGATTTCCAACGCACAAACAAGGGTTTGTTTAACCAGTTCCGTGATGTTGCTGGATTCTTTGGACCTGTAGGAACAGACTTTGACCAGACTGTGTATCAACGCCAGTTAGCTGCGGGCGAACGCAAGAAACTATCTCCTGAAGAAATGCTTGCATCGGCAGAACAAACCGTTGGTATGGCTTACTATCGAACCCTCAGAGCGCAATTCCCTGACTCCATGGATGATGAACAGCAACAGTACATGTCCCAATACCGAGATATGTTAAACGCTAAATATCCTGGTTATGCACAAATGGTTTACGACCCTAACAAGGTACCCAAGCAAATTGAATCACTCATTAAAGCAGCGGCACGACCAGACCTAGACAATAATAACGTCGCACTTGCTGTCCGTAACTATGCGGCTGTCCGCCAGGAAGCACTTGTCGAGGCATCCAACCGTGGACTGTCATCGTTGAAATCTGAAAAAGTTTCTGATTTGCAAAACTATCTTGCGTCTTATGCTCGTGCGCTCACAGAGAAATATCCTGAGTTCGCACGGGTGTACGATAGGTTGCTATCGAAAGAAGTTGAGTAATGAGCAATACACCAAACCCAATGCCAAATTCCGGACCTGTATCTGCCGACCTTGGCGCAGCCATTGAAGGCATCAAATCACTTGGCGGCGGTGGCGGCGGTGGCTCTGAAATTAGCGACCAAAAAGTACGTGAAATTCTTGGTGGGTTAGACGACATTAGACGCAACCAAATCCAAGGAATACTTAAAGCAAAAGGCTGGTACGGCTCATCCAAAAGAGGAAACGGATTTGGAAATAGCGACCTTGGTGCTTTCAAAGATTTATACCAAACAGCCATTGCCAAAAGCACCGATTGGCAAACATTGCTTGGGGAAGTAGCAAAAGGCCCAGACCTCGTATTGGGTTCAAGTGCTGTCAACAGAGTCCCATCAGCTTTAGACCTTAAAGAAATCTTGCAGCAAACAGCCCTTACCGTTATGGGTCGCAAACTAGACGACAAAGCAGTATCTAACTTGGTCAGTTCATACCAGTCAGCATCTAGCGGGACATCCACACAGACAGCACCGGCAGCCGACACGTTCTTCAAGAGTCGCATTGAACAAACATATGGTGCCGAATCAGACGCAACAAAATACCTGTCTGCTATCAGCAACGTATCTAAAGTGTTAGGAAGTCTGTAATGGCCACAAGCGAAGAAATACTAAACCAGTTTGGTAGCGGAAAGTCATCCGTTAAAAAGGGTGTTCGCATACGTGACCTTGGGCTTATTGACCTTGAAAAAGAACTTAAAAACGCACAAAAACTTGTTAATGAATACGACAAAAAAGTAAACAGTTCTCCAGGTTTTAGTTCCGCCCAAAGCGATGCCATCTACCAACGCGACCTATCTATTGCTGCGGTGCTATCACTATCTGCATTGTTGACCAGCCAGGCACAAACATACAAACCTGTCGGTGGTGTTTTGGCTGGTGGTATTTCTGCTAAAGAATCAGCAGTTGCAGATAAATACAAACAGTTCGATGTGAATGGTGCTGTTGAAATAGCCAACACCTACAACGCAGCCCGAACTGAACGTGGTGGTGGCATGAACCCGTTAGCCCCACAGTTTTTGCCGTTAGTTAAAAAGGGTTCTTCCTTTATACCTAAAACCTCTACTACTGCTACGCCATCTACGACACCAGGAGCCAGACCACAATTTACGTCAACACCCGTTGACCGCGTTGATGCTTCTGGTCGTTCTGGCATGGGTGCGACAGCTGTTAAACCAACTGTTGTTTCTGGCAAACCCGTTGTACCACCTGTTGTCACTGGACTTAAAAAAGGTGAAGTTCTTTTCGACGGCAAAAAAGTCAAAGTTGGTAGCTCCAAATGGCAACAAATAATTCAAGACGAATTTGGTTCCATGTGGGATGTTTACAACGACAACCCTGAAGTAAAAAAAGTTATTGACATATCAGTTAAAGAAGGCTGGTACAACGACGGAGAAAAACTTACATCTCGTTTGCAAAACACTAACTGGTTCCGCACAACAGAATCAGCAACCCGTCAATACAACATCAAAAAATCTACTGACCCTGCAACGCTTGAAGCAGATATCAACAAAGGAATTGAAGACACCCGCGCATTAAGCCTTGAAGTAGGTTCCGGTGTTGTCCTTTCTGACAGCACATTACGCATGTTGACTGAAAACCAAATCAAATTTGGTTGGTCGCCCCAACAGTTGAAGAACGCTATTGGTTCAGAATCTATTGCTACAGCACAAGGCGGGGCGCAAGGTGTTGCTTCGTTGCGTCAAGGTTCAGTAGCCGCAGGACTTCGAGCGTCAGCAGATGACTACGCACAAAAAGTAGACCCTGCAATGCTCGATATGTGGACACAAGAAATCCTTAAAGGCACCAAAACCGAGACACAGTTCACTGACCAAATGAAAATGCAAGCTTCGCAGCAGTACCGTTCGTTGGCTCCACAGATTGAAAAGAATCAAACAGTTAAACAAGCCGTGTCTATGTATTCTGATGCGGCCAATAATGTTCTTGGTATTGACCCTTCAACTATTAACTGGACAGAAGACAAATGGAATAAGGCTCTCAACTATAAGGACCCTAAAACAAACGAGTATCGCACTATGGATTCTTCAGAATGGAACCGCTATCTCAGGGCGCAACCTGAATGGAAAAAGACTGACGCTGCTAAAAACGCCTATCGTAACCTTGCCTTAACTTTGGCATCTGGATTTGGAAAGACACTGTAATGGATGCTGACGAAATTATCAAAACCTTTTTAGCCGCTTACGGTCTTAATTCCGCAGAGATTGTCAAGATACTTGATGATGCATTGAAGGATGACCCAACACAATTTAATGATGTAAACGGCAGACAGCTTGCTTTGATTGCGGTTAGAGGAACAGCTGCCTATAAGGAACGTTTCAAAGCAAACGAATACCGCACTGCTAATGGATATGCCACCAAGTCCGAAGACGAAATCATTGCTTTAGAAAACGAATTTAAGGCAACCCTCAGAGCCAACAGCCTTCCCCAAGGTTTCTACGACAAACAAGAAGATTTCAACAACTTCATCGGCAGAGACATTTCAGCAAGCGAACTAAACGCCCGTGTATCCCAAGGGTACAACGCTGTTATGCAAGCAGAGCCAGGAACCAAAGCAGAACTTAAACAACTCTATGGGTTGTCCGATGGGGACATTGCTGCGTTCTTTATTGACCCGACCCGTTTCAACCAGTCAGATGCAATCAAGAAAGCCCAAGCCGCACAGGTCGCTTCTGAAGCACGTCGCCAAGCAGGGTTCACGCTCGACGTGGCAGCAGCCGAAGGACTAGCAACCGAAGGCATCAGTCGCGCACAAGCAGCCCAAGGCTTCCAACAAATCGGAGCAACCCAAGAACTACTCGGCATGGAACTCCAAGGCGAAACAGCATTAAGCCAACAAGAACAAATTGCTGGAACCTTCGGAACCAACCAAGCCGCAGCCCAACGCATCGCCACACGCAAACGCAAACGCCAAGCAACCTTCGAGCAAGGTGGAGGCTTCGCACAAACACAACAAGGCATGACAGGTCTAAGCACCATCGGCCAATAAAATGTGCTAATGTAAAAACGTATCCCGATGGGAGAACCTGATAACCACCCCCTGAGTTATCAGCGCAAAACGGGGTGTAAAAACTATGTAGCCATCACAACCCTCCGGTGTGATGTGGACCAAGGAGAGTGCCATAATGTCAAATTTTGAAGATGATTTCAACGAAGACGACTACGACCAGCCAGCATCCGAAACGAACCCTGTTCGTGCAAGGATGAAACAACTGGAAAAGGAAGCCAAAGAGTTACGCAAACAAGTTGCGGAATTCTCAGCCAGCCAACGTGAACTAGCTTTTGTAAAAGCAGGTATAGACCCTGCTTCTCCAGTAGCCAAGTATTTCGTTAAAGGCTACGACGGTGACTTAACTCCAGATGCCATTAGGCGGGCCGCAGAAGAAGCACAACTGATTACACCCCAAACTGTTCAGGAAGACCCAGACCAGGCCGCATGGAAGCAAACCAATAGGATTGCTGCCGGAGCCGAAACTGCTTCTGAAGGACCATCATGGGTTAAACGAATCAGGGATGCTGCGTCAGCAGAAGAAATTTCCGACATTTTTGCAGAGGCACAAGCCCAAGGTGTCAACCTTGGATAACAACTAAACCCCCTCTAATTTAAGGAAAAACCCAAATGGCTGATTATTACGCAGCAGAAACAGGCACCTCCAACCTTTCGGTTGACCAGGTAGCTTTTGAGAAGTTGGCATACTTTGCCCTTCGCCCAGAAATGTACTTCGACCAGTTCGCAGATGTTCAAGCAACAAACGCAACTAACCCAGGTGCATCCGTCAAGTTCACAGTCTTCGCAGACCTTGCAGCAGCAACCACTGCTCTTGGTGAAGCAGAAGATGTAACCCCAGTCGCAATGAGCGACGCACAAGTTACTGTGACCCTTGAAGAATACGGTAACGCAACGGTAACAACCGCCAAGCTCCGTGCATCTTCATTCCTCCCTGTGGACCCAGTAGCCGCTAACGCTGTTGGTTACAACGCTGGTTTGTCAATTGACACCATCGCTCGTAACGCTGTCCAAGCTGGAACAAATGTTATTTACGCAACGGGTGGTACAGATACCGCTACGGCTCGTGTTGACATGGATGTTGATGACACCATCACCGCTAAAGATGTCCGTCGTGCAGTGGCTCAATTGCGTGGAGCTAACGTTCCAACAATCGGTGGCAACTATGTCGGTTTCATCCACCCAGACGTATCGTACGACCTTCGTGGTATTACAGACGCATCAGGTTGGCGTGACTCATACAAGTACACCAACGCAATGCCTCTTTACAACGGTGAAATTGGTATGTTTGAAGGCGTACGCTTTATGGAGTCCGCTCGTGCTCCAATCTTTGCAAACGCTTTCAACGGTGCAGGTGCCGCTGGTACAGGTGACTCATACGGAACACTCATCATGGGACAGCAGGCTCTTGCCAAGGCTGTATCTATGGGTGGCGAGTACGGCGCACAGCCAACAATCGTCTACGGAACAGTTACAGACCTCTTGCAGCGTTTCCGCCCAGTCGGTTGGAAGCATTTTGTTGGTTACGCAGTATTCCGTCAGGAAGCCTTGCGTCGCATCGAATCAGCTTCAAGCATTGGTGCAAACAACGCCTAATTCCCAACAAGGAATTAATGAAAGCCCCTCACTTCGGTGGGGGGCTTTTGTTATTCTCTAGCTATGACAACTTTCAAACCGCCCACAGATAACTACGTGAACTGGGCATTGCCAGGTGAGCGTGGCATCCTTGCCGTTCTCAAACCAGGCCGCCGTGGTCGTAACGTGTTCAAAATGAATGACGGTTCTTTCACTGAGTACCAACCAGCAGAACAAGAAGATATTGCTATTACCTACCACGGTGGTCATGTCCATACGATTGATGCCACAGAAGAAGCAGACCTAATCGCTGCGGGATACGGAGACTACATTGAAGCATAGGGAAACACATCCAGGTTTGGATGTTGAGGGTTGTTTTGGTTGCAGGGTTGCAGGGGTTCAGATGGGGTCTAACTCCACGACCACTAAGGGTGAATCGGTTGCGTCTATTAACCAACGTGAAAAGAACTGGTCTAAAGATATGCCTGCGTATAAGCGTTTACGGGCTGAAGGTTTGCAACCTAAAACGATTGATGGGTGCCACGCTGTTGAACAACTGGCTACTTCTCGGCATCAAATTGAAGGTACACCTGCACCGCTTTAGTGCTATTATCGGTGGTGTATGGCCCAACCTGCTGACCAAGACCTAACCATCACTCGTGGTGACACTGAAACCCTCATCGTAACCATTACGACTGACGGGTCTACAGCTGTTGATATCACTGGTCGTACCTACGCATCTCAGATTCGTAGCCAGCAGGACTCCACCACTATCAAAGCTTCGTTTACTTGCACTGTTACTTCTGCTGCTACGGGGCAAGTTACTTGTGTGTTGTCTGCTACTTCGTCGGCTGCTTTGTCTGCTGGATTGTATTTCTGGGATTTGCAGGAAACCGCTTCGGGGACTGTCTCTACGATTCTTGCTGGCAACATCACGGTTCTTGCTGACGTAACTAGGTAACAATGGCTACGACCCTTATCACGGTCAATCGTGGCGGTACTTCTTTAGCTACTTATCTGATTGCGGTTACCCGCACTACTGAAACTGTTGGGTCTGTTGTTATTCCGGCTACGTCGGCTACTACGGTTGATGCTGTTATTTCGGTTGTTACTACGGGTAACTCTGGTCCTCAGGGCGCGACTGGTCCTACTGGTCCTCAGGGTATAACGGGTCCTACGGGTCCTACGGGTTCTACTGGTTCACAGGGTGTAACTGGACCGACTGGTTCTACTGGTCCTACGGGGTCGCAAGGTGTAACAGGTCCTACAGGGTCCCAAGGTATTCAAGGCGTTACAGGTCCTACTGGTCCTACTGGTAGCCAAGGCGTAACGGGTCCTACAGGTCCGACGGGTCCTACAGGGGCGCAAGGTGACGCAAGTAACGTTACGGGTCCTACAGGACCTACTGGGGCTGCTTCCACAGTGACTGGACCTACTGGTCCTACAGGAGCCGCTTCTACAGTGACGGGTCCTACGGGTCCACAAGGAGTGACTGGTCCTACGGGTGCGCAAGGACCGACAGGTACACAAGGACCACAAGGGATTATAGGTAACACTGGACCGACTGGTTCACAAGGACCTACAGGTCCTACAGGACCAACAGGTGCAACAGGAGCCGACTCAACAGTGACAGGACCTACAGGTTCTACAGGACCTACGGGACCGATAGGTGCAACAGGTGCTACAGGTGCGGCTTCTACCGTTACAGGACCAACAGGTCCGACAGGTCCACAAGGGCAATCGTCAAGTTTTTATGACTACAGAATTGACACAGGTACAACAACTGGTAACCCTGGTACTGCCAGGATTGCGTATAACAACGCAACTCAAATATCTGCGACACAATTGCAGATAAACCACATTGATGTTGATGGTTACGACATTGACTTGTTTCTTGGTTTATTAAAACCAAACGATACTGTTTATATTCAAGACGCAAATAACTCTGCTAACTTTCAAAAGTTTACTGTTAGCGCAACGATTACGGATTACGGAAACTCTTATCTTGATGTTCCTGTTTCTTATGTTTCTAGCGGTGGCACAGGCACAACAAACTTTGCTAATAACCACAATGTTCTTTTAGTTATTGCCAACATCGGACCTACGGGTCCTACTGGCGCAACCGGCGCAGCGTCTACTGTTACGGGACCTACTGGTGCAACTGGGCCTACGGGTCCTACAGGGGCAACTGGTGGCACTGGTGCGGCTTCTACTGTCACTGGACCAACTGGACCTACAGGTGCCGCTGGCGGTGCTGGAGCAGATGGGGCTACTGGTCCTACAGGTGCGCAAGGACCGACAGGTACACAAGGCACACAAGGTATTCAAGGAAACGCAGGAGACACAGGACCAACAGGACCAACTGGACCTACAGGTGCAGCAAGTACGGTAACTGGACCCGCAGGTCCAATAGGTGCTACGGGTCCTACTGGCGCAACAGGAACATTCACTACAGCTCAAACAGTTAATACACAAACAGGAACGACGTACACATTACTAACAGCAGACTTAGGAAAAATGGTTACATTAAATAACCCTTCGGCTGTGACCGTAACTGTTGGTACTTCTACTGGAGCTACTGCTGGTCAAAGCATTGACCTACTCAGCCTTGGTGCTGGTCAAGTAACGGTTTCTGCTGGTGGTGCAACGCTCGTTGGTACACCAGGGTTGAAGCTGCGAACCCAGTATTCAAGTGCGGCTTTGTTTTGTATCGGCTCTAACAGTTTTGTTCTCATTGGCGATTTGAGCGCATAATGCCCATCCGTCGTGGAGTGTTCGGTGGTGCTATAAACCTACGACCTACAGTAACAATAAACGCCGTAACCGGTGTTACGGAAAGTCGTGCAGTTCTTAACGCCACAGTTAACGGCAACCTAGCCAACACGACAGTGATTTTTCATTACAGTACGGTTTCCAACTTTAGTTCTTTTACGCCTGTTGTAGGTTCTGGTTCTGGTACTGGTTCGTTTTCTTCTAGCGCAACTGTCACTGGATTAACAATTAATGATTCTGGTCAGTTATATTATGTTCGTGCTGTAGTCTCATCTAGTATTGGTTCTGTTACTTCTGCTTCTACTTCGTTTACTACATGGAGAAAACTAACTTATTCAAACTCTACTCCTGGTTTGTATTCGTTTACCGTTCCAACTGTTTCTGGCGTAAACCCTACGGCTTTACCAGTGTTTGTTATTATTGGAGGTGGAGGTGGCGGAGCCTTCAGTGGCGGCGGCGGTGGTGCAGGTGGGCTTCGTTCAACAAATACACATTCAAGTGCATTTACTGGTACTAGTGGCGTATTAAGTATTGGTATTGGTAGTGGTGGTGGTGCTGGTGATAATAGTGGTACAGCATCTAGTAATGGCGGTAATGGTCTTAGCACAACTTTAAGTGGGACCAACTTCCCTTCATACACGGCAGGCGGTGGTGAAGGTGGCATACATCAAGGTAGAGGTGGGAACCTAGGCAGTGGTGAAGGTGTAGCCCGTACTGGCGGTAGTTTTTATACTGATGGTGCTAAAATACCAACAACTCGTGCTGGTGGTGGTGCTGGAATGGATGCTAATGGCGGTAACGGCAGTCTTGCTGCTGCTGGTAACGGTGGTGACGGTAATGGTGTTTGGGGTAACTCTGGTGGTGGCGGTGGTTCTACCAACAGTAATGCAAATGGTTCCCACGGAAATCCTAATAATCATGGTGCTGGCGGTAACGGAGGATTCGGTTTAACTGGAATCCAAGCAGGTAGTGCTGGACTAGTATTTTTCTATTACTACGGACCTTAAAGGGGAATCATGGAAGCAAAACCTTACAACATAAATAATTTAGAACATCGCAAATTGTTTTATATGCTAGACAACATCACAGATGAATCTGTAAAGTTGTTTCGTAGAACCCCAGCTGGTGATGAAGAATTTAACAACTACGACTTACATCGTATGCCCGACGGAAAACTTCTTATAGCGTTTAATTATTATTGGAATATGCAAACAGTATATAGTTTTGTTGCTGTATGCGGAGATGCAGAAGAATACGTTAGTGCGATACCTTTTGAGCGTGTAATGCCATATTGGAATCCAACATTGGATTACAACAATAAAGGCGTTTTTATATTGTGTAATTCTATACCTATTTATGTTGACCCTAATGATTGGCGTTGTGACAATACTTTTTATGGTCCACAAAGATATATCACGCCAGATGGTTTTTTTCTTTACCCACAAATCAAAGCAGAAGATGTTGTTGTTTATGAACCAATTATAAATATAAATGGTGTAGCAAATTTAATGTATCTTTCTACTAGTGAAGAAGGATATGTAAAGAACTACACTATTAACGAAGATATTATTCCTAGTTCTGCCATAACATTATCCGAGATGTTCCGTTTGTTAACTGAATGGGCAACACTTGCTGAAGCACCATTTAATAGTACGGAACCAATAGTTCTTGACGCTAAAGAGTTTCTTAACCAACTAGGGTTTAATGGTTCATTAGTTGCCGACCAAACCAATATGCAAGTAGCACAGTATTTCTTAGGTAGCACCGATGCCCGCAGACGACCTGCGGATGTGGTTGAAACAAATCAAGGATTACTTGATTTTGTTAAACGCAAAATGGCTCACATGTCACTTGCTAATTTGCTATCTTGCTATCCAGAATACGGCAATCTTGATGCTGCAATCCATTTTGATGTTGACTCTGCCGACCAAGAATTTGCTGAAACGATTGAGCAAATGCGTATTGAAAATACATTTACATTAGACAACTATCAAGATGCTTTAGGATTAATACCAGACAATTACGGTAACGGGTTTAACGTTTACACCCTCAGATGGGGTGTGTTGAAACGCAAAAAAGATTTGGCTTTAGCATTGGCTAACCAATGAAAATAGCCGTATACACAATCGCCAAGAACGAAGAAGCCTTTGTCCAACGATGGGCTGATTCCGCTAAAGAAGCAGACCATCTCTTAATCCTTGACACAGGCTCCACAGATAACACCACCCACCTAGCCCACTCCCTCGGTATCCACACCGTCACCCGTGAGTTCAGCCCGTGGCGATTTGACACAGCCCGCAACACCGCACTTTCCATGCTCCCCCAAGACATAGACCTGTGCATCGCACTGGACATGGATGAAGTTCTGCAACCAGGATGGCGTGAAAAACTAGAAGCAACCCCTACTGGTATCACCCGACCCCGATACAAATACACATGGTCATGGAACCCCGACGGAACCGAAGGACTCACCTACGGTGGCGACAAAATCCACAGCAGACACGGCTACATTTGGAAACACCCAGTCCACGAAGTCCTCAAACCATTAGACACAGAAACCCAACATTGGGTAGATGGTTTAGAAATCCACCACCATCCAGACAGCTCAAAGTCCCGCAGCCAATACCTGCCCCTACTCAAACTTGCTGTAGAAGAAGACCCCCGTGATGACCGCAACCAGTTCTACCTAGCCCGTGAACTGTACTTCCACGGTGACTACGGATTAGCTCAATACCATTTCGCACGTCACCTAGACCTAGCAACATGGTTCCCAGAACGAGCAGCATCCCACCGGTACTTAGCCAAAATGGTTCCCAACGCAGTTGACTACCACCTTTACCGTGCCATAGCTGAAGACCCAACCCGTCGAGAATCATGGGTAGACCTAGCCCTCTACTACCACAACGAACACAACTGGCTCGGATGTAGAAACGCAGCATCCTCGGCTTTAGCAATCACCGAAAAACCATTGGACTATCTATGCGAAGCAGAAGCATGGGGATGGCTCCCACACGACCTCATGGCAATCGCCTGCCACCACCTCGGAGACAGCGACGAAGCGTTCTTCCACGGCTCCAATGCTGTCGCGTTAAACCCAACAGATGAAAGACTCAAAACAAACCTGACCCACTATAGGCTATGATTGCCTTGGCTGAACACAAGGAGTTTGCATGTCCACAGTTGGAACAGTAGTAGACCGCACCGTACGTCAGTTAATGTCTGGCACAGTAGAGGAACGCAACAAAACAACTGCTGCGCTGACCGCTACCTCAACATCTATTGTCTTCCAGTACGACCTCAACGGCATACGTGCTGGTGGTGTTATCCAAATAGATAACGAACTGATGTACGTATGGGAAGTATCTTCAGGTTCCAAAACCGTGACCGTTGAACGTGGCTGGAATGGCACCACCGCAACAGCCCACATCACAAATTCAATAGCGATTGTTGACCCAAAGTTCCCACGAGCGCAAATACTTGAAGCAATCAACGCCGAAATAGACGACCTATCCAGCCCCATGAATGGCCTGTACCAAATCAAAAGCCTTGAACTAAACTACAACGGCACTTGGAACATGATTAGCTTGCCAACCATAGACAAAATCATTGACCTCGTATCTGTAACTATCCGCTACATAGCCACCGACTATCCAGTCATCCGCAAATGCCGACTCATCCGTGACCTACCAAACGACGACTTCAGTGCAGGATACGCAATCCGTTTTGATGAACAAGTCCGTGCTGGAAAAATGATTGTTGTCTACAAAGCCCCGTTTACCAACGTCACATCAGAAGCACAAAACCTACAAAACATTTCTGGTTTCCCTTCTACTGCTGAAGACATCCTTATGATGGGCGCACAAATCAGACTTGTATCCCCACGGGAAGTGAAACGCAACTTCACAGAATCACAAGGCGACACCCGCCGCGCCGAAGAAGTACCAACAGGCTCAGTGTCCAGTTCTATTAACAACATCATTCGTATGCGCCGTGACCGTATCACTGCTGAAGCGGCACGACTTGCAAGGCAATACCCCACTTTTCTCAGCAGGGATTAACCCATGCCGGTTACGACCTTCACCCTGCCGTACTTTGGGACACCCCCTTTCTATTCCGGCACAGCAGTATCTTCGCTAGTCCCTAACGTTTTCCCTGTCGCTATTGATGGTCGCCCGTTTATGGTTGACCAAAAATCAGGCAAGTTTCAACGTGGTTATGAACAACGTGTTCGAGACTCTACGGATGATTCAACAACCCCTGGTGAGGCTGCGATTAACCCTGGTGGTTTGTGGAGGCGTGGTCAGGATTCTTGGCATGCGGGTGCAGGGCAAACCTATGCCGATACTGCCGAGTCTGTACCGTATCGGTTTTACAAATCTAAAGGTATAAACCCTTGGGTTAAGGGACAGTTGAGTTTGCATAACGCAACTAAAGTTTCGTTGTCTAACGCTTCTACTACGCAACACATGGTTGTTTGTGGTACTCGTGTTTATGCTTCGCTGGATGGTGACGTTAAATTCAGCACCAACCCCTATGCGGCCAGCCCTACATGGACTTCAGTTGTTGACGAAGCTGGTGGTACTGCTGCCGCTACAGGAACAGTTGCGGCTATGGCTACCGACGGCAACAAAGTTTATCTTGCTTTCCCTGCTGATGGCATAAGACAGGTAATTCCTTCTACCGACCCTGCAATTATTTCAAATACTAAATTTGTTACTGGTTCTGAATCTTTCACCATGCTTGGGTTCGCTAAGAACTACATGTTTGGTGCGCACGACCACGACCTTCATTTGATTAGTGACACTGGCACCAAATCTTTGGTGATTGAACCCGACGATACAGCGTTTCGTTTCGTGGGTGTAGCCACAGGGCAAAACGCTGTGTACGCAGCAGGGTTCTCAGGCAAAAAATCCCTTATCTACAAAATCACCATCAAAGCAGACGGAACCTTAGACAAAGGTGTCGTAGCACTAGAATTACCAACAGGCGAATTGGTTACAGCCATCAGTGGCTATCTCGGCTTCATCCTTATCGGCACAAACAAAGGTGTTCGATACTGCTCCACCGATTCCAACTCAAACCTTGTAGCGGGACAATTAATCCCCACATCAGGTGCCGTACAAAAGTTTGCATCAAACGGCAAATTCTCCTACTTCACATGGTCAAACTATGACGGCGTATCAACAGGTTTAGGAGCTTTAGACCTGTCCGTGTTTACCGCACCCAACACACCTGCGTTCGCTACAGACCTGATGCGTACATCAACCGCCAATGTTACCAACGTAGTTATCTTTGACGACCCAGTAACCCCCTTCGCCACCAAAAAAGTATTCACCATCTCAGGCGTAGGAGTCATTGCTGAAGATGCCGACAACCTAGTTGCTTCAGGCGAAATAGAAACAGGCATATGGCGGTGGGGAATCCCAGACCGTAAGTTCATCGCTAAAATAGACACCCGCTCCATCCCCCTGGTTGGGTCTATCACTTCATACCTTAAAATTGATGACGGCGCATACGAATTTGCAGGTACATGGTCTGTGGTTGGTGATACCGAGAACTCATTTAACGGGTCGGATACTAAAGCCATTGAAGCAGAGTTTAAGTTTGTACTAGAACGAGCCACCGCCACTACGGGACCAACCTTTACCCGTTGGATGGCTAGAGCCTACGCCGCCCCATTCCGTTCACAGGTCTTCTCTATCCCGATTATGTTACATAAGTCAATAACTGCAAAGGGTAAGGAATACTATTACGATGTTGATGAACAGCAAGAGTTCTTTGATGACCTGATTGAATCGCCCCGTATCATCACCCTACAAATAGGGTCCTTCACCCATAACGTCATTCTCGAAGATATTGTTTGGGAACCTGTGGATTCTGTGGGTAACAGCTGGTCATTCAATGGAACGCTTGTAGTAACCTTGCGTTCGGTAGAAAACTAGGAGTTTTATGGCAGTCAATGGTAAAAGCAGAAGGTCATACAAGGGTGCTCCTGTATCAAACACTTTAGGTGGCAGCGGTCTTGCTCTTAACGCTACAAGCATCACCCTTGCAGCAGCAATTTCTGGATGGTCAACAAGTGGAACACCTTTCTTTGTTGTTATAGACCCAGGCACATCCAAGGAAGAAAAACTTTGTGTTATCTATGCTTCCTCTACTACTTTGACGGTGGTTGACCCTGCTGTTACTTCAGCGTGGGGTGCGTCTGTTGCTGGTCGTGGAGTGGATGACACCGTAGACCGAGCACATGATGTTGGTGCTGTTATTTATCCTGTGTTTACCGCTACTGATGCAAACCACGCAAACGAGTTGGTATCTAAATACGCTAACGCTGGTTCTGTTGTGTATCAAGGTTCGGGTACTCCTGGTACTTTTACTGAACTTGCTGTTGGTACGGCTGGTCAGGCGTTAAAAGTTAATGCTGGTGCTACTGCCCCTGAATGGGGACAGTTGGCTGCTGCTGGTATTGCTGATGGTGCTGTGACTTCAGCCAAAATTCTTGACGGCACTATCGTGTTGGGTGACTTGGCTGCAGCATTACAGGCTTTCCTTGTCCCTGTAGGAACCATCAATGCTTATGCTGGTGCTACCGCCCCTACTGGTTATTTGCTTTGCGACGGTACAAGCACTACTGGATATGCAGCATTGGCTGCTTTGGTGGGTGCTACAACTCCTGATATGCGTGGACTGTTCCCAATCGGTAAAACCGCATCAAGCACGGGAAGCACATTGCTTGGAACTGGTGGCTCAACAACCATTGCTGAGGCAAACTTGCCAGTCCATTCTCACGCAAACACGGCTGCATTTACTGGGAGTTCTGTAAACACAGGCAGCACAGACCCCTCGCATACCCATACTTATAACGAACCTGCCTTTAGTACGAGGAGTCTGCAAACTGGCAGTGTCTCAATAACGCTTTCAAGCGGCACCTTTACCCCCAATACATCAACCAATAGTAGTGCGGCTCACACCCACACCGTAACTGCCGCAGGTACGGTTGCTATGACCAACGCCTCAACAGGTTCAGGCACCGCCTACTTCCAGCCGTTCATAGCCGTCAACTACATCATCAAACACGACTAGGATAAGATACCAACCATGATTAAACTACAAACCCTCATCCTCCGAATCTTTGGTGTATTCGGGTCATCCGCACTCGCAGCTGTAGCCGGTGGCGCAATCTTTGGTGTTGAACTCTGGAAATCAGCAGCTATCGCAGGTGTAGTAGCCGCAGGTAAAGTAACTGAAGCATTGCTACGTTCATGGTCTGAAGACGGAACCCTTACTAAAGAAGAAGTTGCAGCAGCCTTCGGCAAAAAGGCGTAACGGTTACGCCCTCGTAGGGGTTGCACTTTCCATCCTGTTCTTAGCCTCTAGTGCTAAAGCAGAAAATCCAATCATTACTGGTATCACTGATTACTGGTTTGAATACACCGAGCCGACACAGTTTGAAGCACGGACATACATGGTTGACGGGTTCAACTCTGACCCGCAACTGTGGCTATACGACGAACAAGGTGTTCAGTTAGCAACTAACGATGACCATTTTGGTTTGCAATCGTACATATCCATACAGGTGCAACCTGGTCGGTACCGTTTACGGGCCGGTACTTGCTGTTACCAGGCTGATGTGTGGCGCAATAACCCTGGCTGGAACGAACGGTATGAGTTGAGTTTCAATGGGCAACCAGCCAACACCACGTCTACCACTGAGGAGCCGACGACGACTACTTCAACGACTTCTACCACGTCTACCACCACCACAACAACCACAACCACGACAACCACACTGCCGCCAACAACCACCTCAACGTCTACCACCACTTCTTCGACAACGACAAGTACAACAGTCCCGCCATCAACAACGACAATCCCGCCAACCACAACAAGTTCGACATCTACAACCTCTACTTCTACAAGTACAACTACAGTCCCTCAAACTACTACGACCATTGCGCCAACCACTACCACTACATCCACCACTGTGGCACCGACCACAACTACAACAATCCCAGTCATCCTGCCAACCATCACAGCTGAAGAAGCCACCGCTGTAGCAACCAACCCCGAAGTTCTCGCCACAATCACCGCCGAAGAAGCAACCGAAGTCTTTGATGCCATAGTCCTTGACGACCTTACCGACACCCAGTTAGAACAGTTAGTGGCAGCAGTTCAAGATGCCCCAACAGAAGTTCGAGCCAGCTTCGAAGAAGAAATAGACATCTTCAGTGGAGCAACCGACACCTACGTACCCATCGGTTCCACAGTCCCCGTCAAAACCCGACGCGCTCTCATCGCCATCACCACAGTCTTCTCAATAGCCCCCGCCATCAAACGCCGGAACTGATAATGTGCAACCCATGAGTAAATACTTTGGCGCAATCGCATCATTAGTCCTATGGGCATCCGGAACTGGCCTTGTACTTATCACCCTGTCTGGCGATGCACTCAGTAAAGCTTTACTTATTAGCGCAGGAACCCTTGTCATCAACATCATTGCTATTGCTCTTGGAGTTGGCGTAGACGATTAGATATGCAAATGCCCCTAGCAAGGGAGAAAGGGGAAACGACCTTGCTAGAGGCAACAGAATCATAACACCACATTGACAGAAAAAACAGTGAACCAGAAAGAATTTTATGCCAAGAAAATATAGTTACTATCCAGCGTTCGATGGCAAAGGCGCACAGCCAGGCACCGTAAAACTGGTTGCTCTTTGTGCCGCCAAATTCAAAACCAAAAACATGGGTATCTATTCCGTCAGGCTCATGCGTAACTCCCATACCGCAGGCAAAAAGATTGGCGACCCAGGCATGGATAAATTCCTATCAGTCCACTCCACTGGGGCTGCCTGTGACGTTGGATATTCTGACCGCAAGGTTGGCATCGCTATATGGGACTTTTTGCTGGCTCACACTAAAGAGCTAGGCATTGAAGAAATACATGACTACGCCTATGACGCAAATCCTAAAGACAAGAATCAGGGCTATGGTCGCGGCTTCAGGTGCTCGCGCGGCGAAAACGCAGCAGGGGTAAAGATTTTCACCGCTACCGATAACGCCGGAAGTTTCGGCGGTAAGTGGTTGCACGTAGAACTATCACCTGCTATGGCTAAAGACGCAGACAAGTTTGCTAAAGCATGGGATGCGGCCATGATTAAGCCAGCATGAGCAATGCGGCGATTATTCTTTTTGCTTTGTTTGGCATCACTGGCCTTGGCTGCATATGTTTGCTACTTGCTGTATGGTTTGAGGCCGTTAAGATTAGCGACAAACCCGAATGACATTCGCACAATGGATTATTACGGCAGGAGCGACAGTCGGTGCGCTCGGCATAATCTTCCGAACCCTTGTCCTACCTGTATTCAAATGGGCGCAACGGCTTGAAAAAACTGTGACATTTGTGGAGCAACAAATGCTTCCAAACGGGGGGTCATCCCTTCGAGATTCAGTCAACAGAATAGAATCACGTTTAACTGTTGTAGAGGAACATATAACACTTCCACGCTGATAATGTGACAAGTCCTATGACACTCACAGACCTGCTTCTCATCCGTAATTTCCTTTCAAAAGTAGTAGTGAGAGGGCCAGAAGAAGACCAGCTTCTCAGTCTTGTGGCACGCATAGATGCTTTGCTCACACAACCCCGCCAGGTGTCAGCCGCCTAGTAACATCAGGCTATGACCAGTCCCAGAAACCTGTATGTCTGTCCCCAATGCGGAGAAGCATGGCTATCACAAACAGGTCGGTACTGTGTCGAATGTCGCGTTGAAGGAGAACCCCTAGATGAATCCACTACCGACTGAATACGACCCACCTGCATACTCAATGGCCCTTGTCTATTGGGCTGACGCATGTGGTGGTGACGCAGGCTGGCTAACGCTCGAAGACGTTGAAGACGACGGCGAAGTGCTAGTCCAATCAATAGGTTTCCTAGTACCCACTGAGGACCCAGGTGCCAAACAAAACCATGTGACACTGCTTCAAAGCTTCCACGATGGCGAAGGAATAAACCTGTTTTATATACCTGTCGCAATGATTCGTAAAATAATTTTACTTTCTAGTTGACAACGACACACCCCACCTGTACTCTGTGTAACAGTACAACACAGAGGAAGGGGCAACGACATGGGAAACCACCGTTACCGCATAACAAAAGAACCACACGGTTCACAAGCATGGCTCAACCAGAGATACATGGATGACCAAGGCAACCGCCGAATATCAGCATCAGCAGCAGCAGCCATCTACGGCCTGCACCCATTCGTCAAACAAGACCAATACGCAGCTGAACTGTTATCAGGTGTAGCACCAACACCAATCCAACCAAACGCTGCAATGGAAACAGGCAACCGTTTAGAAGACACCATCATCCAATGGGCAGGCGACAGGCTCGGAGTAAAATTCTCCACACCTGAAGAACTGTTCTGCTACGACGACGACAATGGTTGCCATCTCATCTCAACCCTTGACGGCTGGAACGAAGAAACCAAACACATCCTCGAAGTGAAAACAACCAGCCGTGAATACTCCGGCACACTTCCTGACTACTGGAAAATTCAAGGCATTCAACAAGCCATCTGTTCCAATGCAGACCGTGTGACCTGGGCCATCTTCGACAACACGTTGCGGCTCACACTTGTCGAGCAAGACAT